GTCCCCCACCTCCGGTATTGATGATTCCTGGGTTTCCCCAACCCTCATACGGACTTCTACCCGCACCCCCGCCGTGCCGTGCCCCACCACCGGAACCCACGCCGAACATACCGCCGCCGCCGCCGCCTGCGTAACCCACCATTTGACCGGACATACCGCTGACAAATCCAGTCCCACCGTCACCAGCTTTTCGCGGAGTGGTGGAGAATGTGCCATTGGGGCTGTAGGCGGTCCCATTCGCATTTGTTGCATACGCCCTAACGTAGTAAAGCGTGGATGGTTCCAGTCCGGTCTGAGTAAATGAGAACTCTCCAACCCCCCCCGCACCCCCAACGGTGCTTGCCCCCGAGTTCGGAAATTTAGCGACACAAAAACCCACGGCTGAAATAGCCGATCCCCCATCGCCCCCAACATTTCCCGCCAACGAAACAGTCGTAGATGTCGCTCCAGAAAAGGTGACATTTACTACATTCGTCGGAACAGTTGTTCCATTGGGAGCCGGAGGAGGGGGAGGAGCTGGAGCGACGTAGGGCTCATACGTTATGCTGACCGTTATCTGGTCAATATGGACGTTGACCGCTGCTCCTGTAGTTCTGCCGACATCCACCCCGAGGCTTAGATAGCCCGGATCATTCGCCTGTGCGGGGGTACACAGGGTCCTGTAAGCGCCATCACTTACCCATCTTCCCGATACGGCACCCGTATCGTAGGCGATGGTCGACCCTTGGAGACTAAGGTATATGTAACTTCCCGTATTACTTCCCCACCAATAAGCAGCCCCAGAAATCCCAGTAATGGTGGCGTTGAGGGGTATGGAGAAGCCGAAGTTGGAAGAGATCGCAGTGTTCGCTGCATCACCAGCCCGAAGATTGCAGGTAGCGAGATAGGAGTCTCTATTCTGAAGGAAACTTGGGCTGAAGTTGGTCCACCGTGAACCGGGAATTGTCGAACCAGCGGTCCTAGTTACCGTTACTGACATTAGCTTGCCTGCCCCGCTTGTCCAGCAGCACCCTTGCCGCCGCCTCCACCCGCAGGATACGGTGCGACGATGCTGCCCGAGCTACCGCCCGCGTGGCCCTCAGTGGCAGCGCCACCAGCATGTTGCGCGGCGCTATCGGCACCGCCACCTCCGCCGGAAGCACCCGCACCACCCTGCGCTGCATTCTTGCCACCATACCCCCCGCCATTTGCGGTGTATGTACCGAAAACGCTGGCGACCCCAACAGTCCCATTTGCAGTCAGTACCGCGCCACCGGCACCACCGTCACCAACAGTAACCGTCATACTCCCGCTGACTGCCTGTACTCCCGAGAGGACACTGCCCCCGCCGCCGCCACCAGAGGAGCCCCCGCCGCCGCCGCCGACCACAAGAACCTCTGCGTTGATGGGGGATAACAGGTTGCCGTACTTATCAACACGGGGAGGACATACCAGCGTCCCCGAACCAGTAAAGGTGTGAATCGTGTACTCTCCAACGGTTGTGATGACGCCTCCAGTTGGAAGTACGTCGCTTGCCGTCTCGGTGGTGATTCGCGCATCGGACCCCGCGCCGATGAAGTCGAAGACGTGGGAGTGTCCACCGTCGTCAATGTCCCAGCGATAGCAATCCCTCTCGGTGAGGAAGTACTCGTCCTTGACGCCGATACATGCCGCCCTGATCCTGTTGTCGTTGCTAACGTCTGTGGGAATCTCCGTCTTCTCGGGCTCGTCGCCGATCTCAAACAGAAGGGCCGACATTCCACCGGCAAGTCTGTAGACAGCTCCCTTGCCCACATTGGGGATTTGGCTCTCGAAGTATCCGCCAACATCAACGTTGCCAAGGTAGCCCACGGCACAGGTAGCGATGTAGCTGGCGGGGAACTCAGCACTCTGTTCCGTGGTCATGGTCGAAGCCGCCGAGTCGTAGGTCAGCTTGTAGACATACGACCTACCATTCTGTGCGACTACCCAGTACACGGCGTTCCCAGCCGACACCAGGGCGATAGACAGGTTTGTGCCGTTGAGGAAGGCGGGCGTCTTCTGCGTGTAAACCCCGGTTGTGGAGTCCACCAGTCCCGCCCCGAGGGCTGTCGCACCGAAGAGGAAGCCTCCGTTATAGGCCAGATGTTCGATGGGAGAGGTCGTGCCGGTGGTCCCGAACTTCGCGAAGGTTCCGACCCCCGCGCCTTTGTTGGACCAGATGCCCGTTGATGCACCGCCGGGAACACTGAAGTAGAGGCTTGTGCCGTCAGTAGTAAACCCACCTATCGTAGAACTGATCGCGGTACCGCCAATGGTGGCGCTACTCCACGTTGCGCCGTCATCGGGGGTGTATTTGAGTGTGCCGAGAGAGCCCCCCAGCCAGATGTAGCCTATGGCCGAGAAGATAGGACCAGCGGTGTTCATTGCCTCGGTGCTCACCACGGGACGAAGCAGCTTGAGCTGCCCCTTTGTGGAAACGTCAACGTAGGAGCTTTCAAGGTATCGGGAGTATACCGAGGACTCTGAGTCTAGGGTCTTCTGGCCCTCACCCTGAATCCAGTCAAGGTGCGTAATGGCCTTGTCACCCTCCGTGTCCCTTACGTCGTACTGCCCACCCGCCTGAGTTGGCGTGGACATAGCGGCATTGAGGGGAACATTGGGGGAGGTTGCGGCATGGACGACGGCAGGCTGAGTCGGATCGAACACGTAGTCGACGGACGTATCGTCCTGGTCCGTGATGCGGAGGTCGGCACCCCTAAGCGTGTCGGTCACGAGCCCGCCTCATAGGTCGCGGTAAACGATATACCGTCTCCAACCCCAAAAGTAAACGGATGTGTAGCATCTACAACCGAGTGGTAGTTGTAGGTCGGTTCTTGGTAGATTAGTTGGAACTCTTTGTTCACTCCGTCATCGTGGTTGATTAAGAGTGCGCCCGTCTGGGAACTACTTCCCGAGTTAAGGAGGTAGGCGGTCCCGGCCAGAATAGGTACACCACTGGATGGAGCAGCAACGGGGGCCGAAAGGCCAACAGTCCCACTGATGGATGTGCTGCTACCAAGGACCAGGGTGAGATATGCGTGAACTAGTTTCCCAATCTGTGTATATCGAGCAACTAGAGTACCGTTACCCAGTGTTAGGTTGGTCCATGTGGGTGTCCACGCCTGAAAGACGCCGGGCACGGTGGGTGTCACCGGAATGGGGTTCCCAACATATCCATGGGCGGGGCAAATCTCCCCGGCGAGGGGGCGTCCGCAATACTTGCACTTCTCGTTGCTCACCGACTCATCCAAGGCGGCATACGACTGGCGGCAATCTGCAACTGGTAGCGCATCATCCATGCCTGCGTGCCGTCAGCTATCTGACGCGGCGAGAGTGTTCCGACGCCCTGCGTGTTGACGGCAATGTCGGAGCGGATACGGGGAGCTATCTTCTGAGTCAGGAGGTACCAACATGCGTAGGAGATGATCGGGTCCTTAGCCCGCGTCGGCAGACCGGCGGTCGTCTCTAGTGTGCTGGTGGTGGCGGTCAGTAGGGCGGGGCGGTTGATGCAGCGCACCCGCATGAACCCGGTGGGGGCACCGAAGAAGCGCAGTGTCAGATGGTCCCCGTCGCCCAGCCATTCGTACTTGCTACGCGCCATCTTCGTGTAGGCCCCGGTGGCGTCGGCGCGAGTCTCAACGGCGGTGACGAACTGCGTCGCCGGGTCCAGCGCATACTCATAGCTGTCGGGCACGATGGCGATACTGGTGTCAGCCTTGGCTGTGTAGAAGGCTGGAAAGAGGTTGTCGATAGCGGCGTTGATGGCCTGTTCCACGGTACGGGTCCGCCAGTACAGGTACTTGTAGGTTACGCGCACGGTGACGCCACCAGACGGAGCAGCCGTGAACGTGATGGTGCCCGTCTCGTAGTCCATCGTGAAGGCCGTGGTCACGGCGTCATCGAGCGTAACGACCAGTGTGCCGGTAGTGTCCGAAACTACGTAGCCCATGGGGGCGATGAGATAGCTGCTCGTGGTACCGTCTGCCACCGTCTCCGCTAGCCCGTTCATGGCGACATTCTCAAGCTCATCGTTCACCAGACTAACGAGGTCGTTTCGAGTTACACTCATATCTTCGCGACCCCCTTGTTTGGTAATAATTCTATTTCGTTGCTTATGTCTATTATACCACGACTATTCGTAAGTGGTCTTAGCGTACCCGCTATATCCATTCCACCTGCACCGCCTATTTTCTTGTGCGGCCTAAAGTGTGTGAAGACGGTACCGCTACCGGCTACCGAGGTCTTCGCCGTGGTCACTACACCGATGCCAAGGCCCGGTGGGCGGCCAGTGCCGATCACACCAGCAGCGCCCGTGGTCAGCGAGCCGATGCCGTGAACCCCTTCCCTGCCAGTCCCGGCGGTGGCCATGGCGGCAGTGCGGAGTGAGCCCGCGCCCGCGACCTTCTCTATCCCCGTCCCGATAGCCCTTGCCTTGGCAGTGGTGACGACTCCTACACCGTGATTCTGGAGATGGCCCGTACCGACGATTCGTGGTGCGCCGACCGTCAGCGCTCCGGTGCCGCTAGTCTTCTCGCTGCCGATGCCCGCGATGCGAGCGGTACCCGTCGTGAGTGCGCCGACGCCCTCTGTGGACGACGTGACGGTGGCCTCGCCTACGCCAGCAACAGCAACCTTGCCCGTTGTGACGGTGCCCCAGCCCGAAACATCGGTACCGTCCCCGAAGAGGTCGAAGCCGTCAGGGATAACCAGCACGTCGCTTATGTAGTAGATGCCCTCGGGGAAGTAGAGCTGCGTGACACCGAGCGACACTGCTGCGGAGACAGCATCCTCGATGGCCGCAAGGTCATCAGTCGCACCGTCGCCAACAGCGCCGTAGTCCTTGACATTGACGGCATCGAGCCCGATCCCGGCGAGACTTGTCGCACCGACCCTTAGCGCACCGGCACCCGATATTGCGCCGGGCTCCGTCGCCGCGCCAGAGCCCGCAACCCGTGCGGCTCCGGCGGAGAGAGCGCCCGTACCAACAGCCCTGAGCTTCCCGACGCCCGCAACAGCCGATGCCGCTGACCTGAGCGTACCGCTGCCGACGAAGTGCGCGCTGCCGACGCCGGTAGCCTTCATCGCCGCAGCGGTGAGCGCACCCGCACCCGCAAAGTGGACCGCGCCGCTGCCGGTGGCCGTAGCCGTCCCGGTCGTCGCGGTACCAGTGCCGATGTTCCTGAGCTTGCCTGCCGCGCTGAGGCGAGCGGCCCCAGTCATCAGCGTGCCGCTGCCCGCCGTCTTCTCGCTGCCAACGCCTGCGGCCGTGGCCCTGGCTGTCGTGAGCGCACCAGAGCCGGAGACCTTCGGCGTGACGGTACCAGCCCCAGCGACGGACGCCTTGCCTGTCGTCAGTGCTCCCGTACCGGAGACGACCAGCTTTCCCGCTCCCGCCACAACCGCAGCGGCTACCAGCAGCACGGCAACGCCCTTGATGATGTGCTTGCCTGTGCCTGCGGCCTTGGCCGCGCCTGCGGTGAGCGTGCCCGTGCCCGAAATCTTTACGGTGCCGCTACCCGCTATCGCCGCAGCCCCGGCAGTGACGGCACCGCTGCCGCCCGGCGTACCCCCTATTGTGTCGAAGTCGAGTTCGTCACCGTAGGCGGTGCCGCTAGAGTTCGTCGCGTAGGAACGGACGTGATAGGTGGTGTCGGCGTCGAGCCCGGTCAGCTCGCTGGCGAAGTTGACGATGACGTTGCCGGTTCCCGCAATTGCAGCCTTGCCGGTGGTGAGCGTCCCGCCTCCGCCAAGGATAGTGTAGGTGACGGTGACTCTCACGAAGTCCAGCGACCACACCCTAGATGTGGTGGCGCTACCGGTGGCTGCTCGCGTCCTTACTCTCAGGCCTGTCGACCCGGTGGCGTTCAGTTCGCCTGCGGTCGGCAGGCTGGTGGTAATGGTCTGCGTGACCGTGTACTCGGTGTTGGTAGCAGCCGGTGTGCCCGTCGCCTCAGTACCTACGGCGGTAGTGCCGCCCTTGAAGAGCTGCACGCCGAAGACATTGCCTGTGATGAGGGCGCTGATCTTGTAGATGGACGCAACGGCAACCTGGCTGATGATTGCGCCGGTAGGAATGGCGAACCCGAAGTCGGAGTAGTAGTTGAGGTCCGACTCATTCCTGACTACTGAGGTGATGGTGGCGAACGATGTGTCGTCAGCGTACCCGTAGGTCGGGTTCGTCCAGGCGACTGCCCCAGACTGGTATCCGGCTGGATAGTTGGGGCCGACGCTAGCCATCAGTCGCTCGTGTGGCTATCTGCGATGGTCGGCGTGCCGGTCGTGTTCCAGCAGACTCCACGGGCGGTGATCGTCGCTCCGCCGTCGCTAGTTATGCTGCCTCCGCTGGTGGCCGAGTCGGCGGCGATAGCGCTGATGGCCGTGGTGGTGAGGGTGGGGGCGCTGGAGTCTGTGCTGGCAGCGAGTACACCGGCTGCGTAGTTGGCCGCCACGTCGCCCGACGTGAGGGCTGCCGAGTAGAGGCGCAGGGTGGCCGTTGAGTGAATGCAGTAGGTGAGCCAACCGGCATTGGCCCCAAGAGCACCCTTGATGAAAGCGGCTAGTGTCCCGCCCCCGATAGCAGCAGGTGTGCCAACCCCGGCACCGTCCACATACGCAGTCCAGTAACCGCCGCCTGCCGTGACCACGATGTGGTGCATCGCGCCGTCGTCTATTGCTGCCGTCCCGTTCACGATGGCGTCAGTGCTCGCCACCACGAAGTGCGTCTCTAGATGATGCGAGGTAACGCGGATGTCGACGGCGTTGGCGTAGCTGGAATCACACCAGCCCAGTATGCCGAGGCTTCCACCTGCGTTGGACGGTAGCGCCGACCACGTTTCAATAGAGAACGTCTTGGTCGCGAACGTGCTGTTGAGACCCAGGGTCAACGGTACGTCGTCGTTCGTGGCGTCGAACACCATCCGGTAGGGATCGCCAGATGTGCCGGACCCCGCCCATCCCGAGGAAGTCGTCCAACCGAATGTCGTAATCGAGCCGCTGTCGTAGCTGCCCTCCAGGTCGTCCCACACACTCGTTGGGTCGGCGTTGTTACCGGGCGCGGTACCAGCCTTAGCGAGCCTGCCGACGTACTCGGCGACCAGGTTGGCAGTGACGAGTGCCATCAGGGGCTCACGGTGTTGCCTGAGACGGTGTTGCCTGAGCCGCTGACCGTCCAGTTGTCGGTGGGATCGCCGCCGGTCACGGTGTTGCTGGTGATGACGCAGTTGTCGCCGGTCGACTGGAAGACGTAGGCACCTGCGTCGGCGGAGTGCGTGATGACGTTATCGGTGATGGTGCAGCCCGCGCCGCCATTGTTGACGAAGTAGGGCGACCATGAGCTGTGAACGATGCTGTAGGGATCGTCGGTGCCGTCGATTGTGCAGCCGTGCATGGTGTTCGGGCCGGGAGCCTGGAAGTAGACCACCGCTTCCCTGCCGTCCGAGAATGTGCAGTCCTGAACGATAACGTTGGCGGCACCCTTCTCTACGATGACGTTACCGTTCCACTGCGGGCTGGGACCGTAGCCGTGCCCGTAGAAGCGGCAATTCTTCACCGTGCTGTAGCCTCCGCTCGGTGCCCCGTTGTCGGTGCGAGCCATGCCCGAGTAGTCGATGCTGGCGCACTCCCCGGGGTAGAATGTGCAGCCGTCGAAGTCGATGTTGTAGAAGGCGTTCTGGCTGCGCGTCGCGTTGGTGTAGTCGACCCACATCTCAATGGCGAAGTGGTGGCCGTCGATGGCCCACTCGCAGTTGTTGAAAGCGATGTCGTGGACGCTGGTCTCGCCGGATAGGGGGCTGGCCTTGATGGCCACGTTGACAAAGTTGTCCGCCTCATGGCCGCTGGCCGGTGTGCCTGCGTTGGCCTCGAAGTAGCAGTTGTCGAAGGTAATCCCAGAGACCGTCCAGTTCACGCCCTGCCAGGGGCCTCCGATGCAGACCATGATTGCGGGGTTCGGGTTATTCCCACCCACGTCCGTGCCCCCGCCCCCCGTGAATCGGCATCTCGCAAAGGTAGTGCCGCTGATGGTCTTGAGGGAGAAGCATTGGCCCGTCGCCCCGAGCTTGAGGTCGGTGAACGAGCCGTTACTGCCCGCGCTGATGGGACCCTTGATCCAAGCCGTCGATCCTGAGCCGATCAGGTTGGCATAACTGGGAACGGTGAGCCGCGAGGCCAGATAATAGTCGCCCGGCGGGAAGTAGACGGGAGCGCTGCCAGCCGCCGTGATGGCGCTCTGGATGTGGGCCACGTCATCGGTCGTGCCGTCGGCGTGCGCCCCGTAGTCCATGACGTTGAAGAACGGCACGAGTGTGTCGATGATGATGTCGGTGAACGTGCAGCCAGCGCCGTACTCCACGGTCCCGGCGATCCGTGATAGTGCCATTACGAAGTCGCTCCCTGGAAGTGTGTATTGGCGGGCACCTGCAATGTGCTGCCCAGTTTGTAAATACCTACGGGGAAGAAAACGACTGCGCCCAGCGCCGCAGCGACGGTCGCGCGTATTGCAGACACGTCGTCGCTCACGCCGTCACCCCTGGCTCCGTAGTCCTTGACGTTGCATCCGACGGGGGTAGGCGTGGGCGTTGGGGTAGGGGTAGGCGTCGGAGTGGGGTGCGGCGTGGGGTGCGGCTTCTGGGGCTTCGCGGACGCAGATGCCCCGAACGCCGCAACGCCCCCGACGACGATCCCGACGTAGCTGATGAACTGCCTGCGCGTGATGCAGGCCATGCCTTACGCCTGGTCTATAGGCACACTCAGGGTGAGGGCAGTGATGTCGACCTGAGAACCCGTGGCGATGACGGCGCTGTTGAGCACGAGGTCGTCGCCCGCTGTTCCGGAACACGTGCCCTGTAGCACGACGGCAGCCGAGCCGTTGATGACGCGGAAGTGGGTAGCGGCTGAGGCGTTGCCGGTGGCGTGCGGGTCGGAGACCGTAGCGGTGAGGGCGGCGTCCGAGGTGTGCGTGCCTGCCGTGTAGGAAGCAGCACCCCAGAATGCGCCTGCGGCGGCGCATGTGGCGACTTCCGTCGCGGCTGCGTCGTTGGCGTGGGTCGGCTCGGCGCCGGTGTAGATGACGAGAGTGCCGTTGCCGCCGGAATCGGCGAGGTCGGCGATGGTGTTGCAGGCAGCAGTTGCAGCAGCCTGGCTTACTCTACAGTGGTGGGCGGCCATTATTTATCACTCTCCTTTGAGTTGTCTGTCTTCGGCGGCGTGACGATTCCCACGCCTTTCATCTTTACCTTGAAGCCCCCAAAAAGCGGGATCACCGGGGCCTCTTTCTTTTCGTCTGCCATGTCAGCCCCTTCCGATGAAGCCGCCGACCGTTACGAAGGCGCCCACGCTGGCACCATCGCTAGTCAGGGTGAGAGCCGTGTTCGAGGCCAGCTTCTTGGGAGTCTTGAACATGACGTTAGACGCGCCGTTTATGCCGAGAGCGAGTTTCCACTTAGCGGTGGTGGTGCCCTGTTCAAGGGTGAAGGTTCTGGCGGTCGCCCCACCGAAGACCCCGATGTCCGTAATGTAAATCGCGAGACCCGTCCCCGGAGCGGCGACGAAGCTGGTATCTGCCCAAGCCGTGTCCTGTCCAAGCTCCACGCTGAACTCGTTGTTATTCCCGTGCTGTTGACTCATGTTCCCTCCTTGAGACCCTCGCGCTGGAACTTCTCAGCACCAGCAGGGTCGAGTTGAAGTAGTAGGGCGGGGAGCTTTACGCCCCCCGCCCTTGTAGTTTCAGTAACCGATTGCGAAGCCGGTCACAACGAAGCCGTCAACGACCTCGGTATCGTCGGCCGTCTTCACAAGGCCGGTAGTGCCGGCCGCAGCGTAGGTGGCCGCATAGACGTGGATCACTCCGGTCGCTGGAGCGCCGTTTGTGGCGGGAATGTAGACTGCCGGATATGCCAGGTCGCCAGTAGTCCGCGCCGGATCGTGGAGCGCACTAACAACAGCCATAAGCACCTTGTTGGGAAACAGCGCCGACAGGTTGAGAGTAAATCCACCAACGGGGACCCTCCCCGTACCAGCGGTAGCCGTGAATGCCTTGATGGAAGCGCCAGGCATGTTCTTGATGCCGCCACAGGACTGGACCAGCTTATTGCTGAGACCAGTAACCTCTGCGACTGTCAGGGTAGTGTTAGCCATGACTCAGACCTCCACCTTCATAGTATTCATAGTGCCAACCTCCTGTTTTGAATGGTATTCAGCGTGACAGTTTCTACAAAGCACAATGCACTTTGCTATTTCTCTGTTCAGCTTTTCCCAACTTACGTTGTTGTTCACAAGAACAGAGACAGCCTTGGCCTTCTTCTCGTCGCCCGTGTGGTGAAAGTCGAGGGCATCCGAACAAGCCTCGTAACCACACCACACGCACCCCGATTCCATCTTTACTTCCTTGATGTAAGCACGGCGAAGCAGTCGTCTTTCGTTGTTTGCAGCGCTCTGCTTATCCGAAGGCCAAGGCATAAACTATCTGCTAAACCCAAGTAATATACTGGAGACTAGCGTGGCTCTTGGCACCGTCGAGAACCTTGACGCCCAGTTCACCGAGGTAACGCTGCTTCCAAGCATCGGTACCGTCAGGAGTGCTGGTGTCAATGCCCCACTCCATCTTCACGAAGGGACGGAACTCAGTCAGGAACACCTTCTTGGTGTTGATGATGAAGAGGTCCGACCTGGAACAGTTCATGCAGGGAACAAGCTCCATCTCGACGCCGAGGTCCGTTTCAAGGGACTTCAGCGCGCGACCCCACTTGGTCTCCGCCTGCGTAATACGCACCTTGTCGGCACCGAACCCAGAAATGGTACGGATGTTGTTGGGATGAGAGACCAGAATAAGCGGGTCACTCATGTCGTTACCCACACTCATCAGGTTAGCAATAAGCTGACTGATGGCGCTCTCGGTGACCACCTTGGTAGCATAGTCAACAAGACCGTTCGTGTATGAGGCAGCAACGTTCTGGAACTGCTGGAAACCCTTCGTGGTGCGGGCGTAGGCGTCAGTACCCTGCCAGGCGTCAGCCTCGGTATCTGCACCCTGAGAAGCGGAGGCACCGGGGTTGACGGCCCCATACAGAAGCATGGACTCAATCTCGTTCTTCAGCTCAACGAGCCTATTATCAAACTGACTCTGGAGAGAGTCGGCAGCAATAAGACGCTTGCTGGCGAGCTGTGAGCCAGAGACAGTCAGGTAGAAGTCCATGATCTGCGTGTAGTTAGCCGCAAGGGTAACGTCCGTGTACTTGTTCTCATCCGGCGAAGAACCTTCTTGCTTCGGAGAGGCAAGAATCTCGTAGGTGTCCGTCGCGGTATGAGCGGTGCTGCCCTCGTCGACTGTAGAGCCAACGGGCTGAGCGTAGTTACGTTTGACGGTAATGTCGCCAGCGGCCCCGGTGCCTACGGCCACCGTCACCCGCATAATCTCGTTAGCACCATAGGTGCCGACGGGAGTAGCTCTGGAGACGTTTCGGATCAGCGAACCAGCCTGAATCGTCAGGCCGATGCCGCTGGTGTTGCCACCGATTTTACCGGCCGTAGCAGAGCCGACAATCGCCGTGCCGCCCGTACCAGTGGGGGCATCGGAAACGAAGGTGCGGCCACGGGTGTTCGCCGTTTCCCACTCGTACTTGGTACCATCGACAGGCACCTTGGGGAAGCGGTCAACGAGCTGCGACTTAGCGCAGATCATCGGGTAGAGAACGCTGTCGATGTTTCGTGAAAAGGTGTTGGCAGTCTTATCGTAGGACGCTACATCAACACCCGGAGTTGGATAGGCCATAGTTGATGACCTCCTTTGTGTGCGCCAATTCGGCGCTTCATTGGTTCATGCACTGCGTGTTGCGAGCGACTCAGCATGAACTCCAAAGGAGGAGATTCGCTTACGTAATGTTACTCAAGCAAGGACCGGCATTGAGCTAACAATTACTTCGTCGTGTAAAGCTCTATCTCTATTATAACACAACTATTTGTGACTAACCGAAGAGCGGACCTCCCAGCCTATCACCGTCCATAAGTGCAGCCAGAGCAGCTCGCGAGTCACCCTTGGCGATCTTGTCCGCGATAATCTTCTCTTCGTCGGTGGGAGCTGGTGCGACTACGCCAACGGGAGAACCAGAGACGCCCCAAGCAACTCTCGCCTTAGCGGCAGCGTCAACCTTTGCCTCCTGCTCATACTTCTCCATCTCTTTCTGCATGACCTTGGATTTTTCCCTGACCATACCGGCCATGCGAGCAAGTGACTCCATGTCTTTTATGTCTGCGGAGACTGTCTTGAAGAGGTCTTTCTCCAGCTCGTTCGCACCGGAAAGGAACTTCTCTTTGGCGTTCTGCACCATCGTAGTGTCAAACTTCTTCTGCAAGTTATCTACACGAGCAGACAGTTTCTTTGCGAGCTTGTCTTCCTTCTCGGCCACCACTTCGGCCTCTTCCTCTTCCGCTTCGTATTCCTCAGCGTCGTCTTCCGGCTCTTCGATTCCGAGAACGCTCCAAATCGACTCTTCCTGCTCTTCTTCTGGCTGGGCTGCTTCTTCCGTCATGGTATTCTCCTAGACCTTCTGAGTGATTAGACCTGAACCTTGCTGTTCCTGTGTTCTGTAGGGGGTGGCATTGGACTGTAGGTAAGCTTTCTGTTGTGCCAGAGCATCTTGCATCTTCTTCCTAAGCAAACCTCCCTGGGTCTTATCAACCAAATCCGTAGCGGTGGCAACATCTGCCTGCTCGCCACTCTGCCAGCCGTATGCTTCCTTTTGTTGCGCGAATTGCTGTACGTGTTGCGTGAAGTCAGTCACCGTGTTACCGCTGTGGAGGAAATCCCTCTCAAGGTCTTGAGGCATTTGCAACCCCGCGTCCGCAAAGGCGTTCACGAAACCCGTCTTGTACTCGTTGTAGAGAAGTGGGTCAGTCATAGCCGCGTTGCCCGCTCCCTGCTGTCCCGCCGCGAAGGCGTCCCAGTTACCGTACTGACTCTTGAACTCGTTGGTATTCTTCACTTGGTCGAATAGTTGGATGGGGTCCGTATATGAGCCGGTGGCGTAGACGTTCCGAAGAGACTCATCGGGCACTGCATTCTCCCCAAAGGTTTTCTTCCAATAGAGGTCGAAGCTAGCCGTGTCATTCCGGTAGGCGTCGGTGAGCCTGTATTGCCCGTATTCCTTCTTCACGGTCATATTGAATAGGGCGTCACTCCAGTTGCCCTCGGTGGCCCTCTTTAGTAGTGCATCAGAAATAACTGCTCCAGTGTCACCGAGTATCTCCTTCCAGAGCGTGCCGTATGTATCACGGGCCGCACCCTGTTCCGCGCGGTAGGAGAGGATATTTACCTTCTCCTCGGGAATACCGCTCTCACGTTGCTTTGTTTCCCACGCAGCATAGTCGGGGTTCAGTTCCATGAACGCCGGTAGGTCCTTCATGTCGGTGTTGCTGAATGTGGCAAAGTCCATGCTACCGACACGGTACTTGGACATCAGGGCCTCGTCATACTTGCCCTGGTACTTGGTCCCGGCAAAGATGGAGTCCCAATTCGTCTTGAACTCATCGTCGCGCGGCTTACCCATCGTAGTCTTCCAGGCGTCGCCAGAGGTTAGGTTGAGTGTGAACTGAGTCTCGTCCCAATTGCCCTTGAGGGCGGCGAGAATAAATGCGTCGTCCACGATGTTGGTCTTCATGTCGGCGCGGTACTTCGCCTCTAGGGTCGACTTGGCGGTCACAAATGCACCGGCAGCCTCAAGGGATGACTTGAATGTCTGAGTGTGCTGCGCCAGAGCGAACCACTCGTCGAAGCCCTTAAACTGCTTATTGAACGACTTACTCTTGGCTACGACTTTG